GCTTTGGTCGTAAGATTAAAAACCTAATTGAGACTGAAGAGTTTAAGGACGTATTTCCCACGGTTAGCTTGGCCCCTGACGCAAAGGCTAGTGGGCGTTGGAGTACCAGCGGCGGTGGTGAGTATTACGCGGTTGGTGTTGGCGGTGCGTTGGCTGGTCGTGGCGCTGATTTGGCTATTATTGATGACCCTGTATCAGAGCAAGACGCGCTAAGTACGACTGCGCTGGATCACATTTACGATTGGTACACTTCTGGCCCTAGACAGCGTTTACAGCCGGGTGGTGCGATTATTATTGTTATGACCCGCTGGTCTATTCGTGACTTAACAGCGAAGGTTTTGGCAAAGCAGGGCGAAAAGGGCGCTGACAAGTGGGATATTGTTGAGTTCCCAGCAATCATGCCGTCTGGTGAACCTCTGTGGCCTGAGTATTGGAGCTTAGACGAACTTAACGGCGTCAAAGGCGTCTATTCCAGTAGCCAAGTGGAATGCCCAGTATATGCAGAACCCTACTGCTGAAGAGGGTGCGATTATTAAGCGTGAATGGTGGAATATCTGGGAAAAGGAAGACCCACCAACGTGTTCGTATATTATTCAGAGTTACGATACGGCGTTTAGTAAGGGTGATCGTGCTGACTACAGCGCCATTACGACTTGGGGCATATTCCTTGAGGAAGAAACCGACGAAGAACACATTATTTTGTTGGACGCGGTAAAGGGCCGTTGGGAGTTTCCTGAATTAAAGGAACAGGCCAACATTATGTATAAAGAATACGACCCTGACATGGTGTTGATAGAACAAAAGGGTTCTGGCATGCCGTTGACGCAGGAATTGCGCCGTATGGGAATACCTGTTACGCCGTTCACACCTAGCAGGGGCGCTGATAAGTTTACACGTATGCACTCTTGCGCACCTGTGTTTGAAAGCGGCATTGTGTGGTGTCCTGAGACTAACTTTGCTGACGAAGTTATGGAAGAATGTGCTGCTTTTCCGAATGGCGAACATGATGACTTGGCGGATTCGATGACACAGGCTATACTGCGATTTAGACAAGGTGGTTTCATTGTGACCAAAACTGACTACAATGATGAAGACGAATACAGCTACAGTAAACGCAGAGAATATTATTAGGAGACATATAATGGCTTTAACTGGTGGTCAAAAAAAGCTGGATAAAAACAAAGACGGCAGAATATCTGGTGCTGACTTTAAAATGATGGCAAAGGGCGGCGCTGTTTCTACTGAAATAGACGGCGTAATGCAGGAGCATTATGTAGAGCCTGTTGAGGCTTCTACTGCTGAAGACCACACAGGGTTTTCCCGTGGCGGTGGTGCGGCATTGCGCGGCACAAGATTTCGTGGTGTAAAATAATGCCAAAGATTACAATAGATGTTGATATGTCCTACAAAGACTATTTCTTGCAACCAGATGAAGCTGTTGTAATCGAAGATGTTGAGGGCGAAGAAGCTGTTAACGAAATTGCAATTACCTGTCCTACGTGTGGCGCGGTAATGGCTGAAGAGGTTGAGGCAGATTAGGTTGGCGTTCCGCGCACCTCCCAACGGGTTACGTCAGCGGCTCCCAGTTTCTGTCCTTTCATTGGTAGAGCTTTTCTGCCTCAACGCTACAATAGGAAAGTAATATGGCTTTTATAGATCGTGATTCTGGACCGGGTGGCATTCCTGAAATGCCTATGTTGCCTGAAAATGATGTTATGGCAAATATTACTGAATTGCCGCAGCAACCCGGAGTATTTGAGTTTGATGACGGCAGTGCTGTAGTAGGTGATTATGACGATGGAATGGGAGTTGTTCCAGAAGTTGCTTTTGATGGAAATTTGGCTGATGTTATTGATTCTGCCATTCTTGGGCGTATTGCTTCTGATTTGGTTGGCTATATTGATGATGACTTATCGTCCCGCCAAGATTGGGAAGACACGTATAAGCAGGGACTAGAGTTCTTAGGCATGAAGACCGAAGAACGGACTGAGCCTTTTGAGGGTTCGTCAGGCGTTATTCACCCGTTGCTTGCNGAAAGCGTAACGCAGTTTCAAGCGCAGGCGTANCGTGAGNTNTTNCCNGCAAATGGACCTGTTAGAACGCAGGTTATTGGCGCACAAAGCGAAATGCTGGTTAAGCAGGCAGAGCGCGTTAAAGACTACATGAATTACCAGATTACTTACGAAATGGAAGAATACGATCCTGAGTTAGACCAGATGCTGTTCTATCTCCCTGTGATTGGCTCTACATTTAAGAAAGTTTACCGTGATCCACTAAAGCAACGCGCTGTTAGTAACTTCATTCACGCTGAAGACCTAATTGTGCCTTATGGCGCTACTGACTTGGCAACTTCGCCACGTATTACGCACCGCATTACGATGGATTCCAACGAAGTTAGAAAGCTACAGCTTGCTGGCTTTTACAGTGACATAGACATTCCGACTGACGGCACTTCAGACGATCAAATGGATGAAGTTCAAGAGTCGATTGANGATATACAGGGTATCCACCCTTCTAACTCTTCAACAGACCTGACGTTATATGANGTCCACACTGACTTAGACGTTGAAGGCTTTGAAGACATTGGCATGGACGGTGAGCCTACAGGTTTAAAGTTACCGTACATTGTTACCATTCTGGAAGACACGAACGAAATACTGTCTGTTCGCCGTAATTACCCAGAAGACGATCCTATGAAACGTGCGCAGAAATACTTTGTGCATTACAAGTTTTTGCCCGGTTTGGGCTTTTACGGCTTGGGTCTAACGCACATGATTGGCGGCTTGGCTATGGCTTCTACGTCAATCCTGCGCCAGCTTATTGACGCGGGTACGTTGGCTAACTTGCCAGCGGGTTTTAAGGCCCGTGGAGCGCGTATTCGTGACGAAGACAGCCCGATACAGCCCGGAGAGTTTCGTGACATTGACGTAGTTGGTCAGACGCTACAGGCGTCATTGATGCCACTGCCGTTTAAAGAGCCTTCAGCCACCTTATACAATCTTTTGGGTACTTTGGTGGACGCTGGACGTAGGTTTGCGTCTATGGCGGATATGAAGGTTGGTGAGATGAGCGGTGAAACGCCCGTTGGCACCACTATGGCGATTATGGAACGCGGCACAAAGGTTATGTCCGCGATACACAAGCGCCTGCACTATTCGCAGAAGATGGAATTTAAACTTCTATCTAAAATATTTGCTCAAGACATAGCGCCATACCCTTATATGGTGTCACAGCAGTTTGGACCTGAGATAAAAGCGCAAGACTTTGACCAGCGTGTTGATGTTTTGCCCGTATCAGACCCGAACATCTTTTCTATGTCGCAACGGATTGCGTTAGCGCAGAGCGAGTTGCAGCTAGTACAGTCTAATCCAGAAATACACGGCGGTCCTATGGGGCTGTATCAAGCGTACCGCAAAATGTATGAGGCTTTGGGCGTTACAAACATTGATGCCATTCTACCGCCACCNCCACCGCCCCCACCGCCTGCTAATGCTGCTAAAGAAAACCAGAACGCGCTTATGGGCGTTCCGCTGCAAGCATTTCCAGAGCAAGACCATCAGGCCCACATAGAGGCTCACATGGCGGTCATGGCTACGCCAGCTATGCAGCTTAACCCCGCGTCNATCGTGGCCTTACAGGGCCANATACAGGAGCATATAGGGCTTATGGCTGAAAAGCAGGCACAGGCACANATCATGGAAAGAATACCGCCTGAAGTGCAGCAAAACCCAGAACAAATGCAAATGATGATGCAGCAAATCAAGCCGCAGATAGATCAGATTGCCGCTGTGTTGATTGCTGACATGGTTGAGAGCATGGCGCAGGCTGTAGAGCCACCACAACAGTCTGACCCGCTTGTAGATATACGCAATCAAGAATTGCAGCTAAAAGCCGCTGATATGGAGCGTAAAGTCTCTGAGTTTGAAGCTAAGCAGCAGATGGAACGTGAGAAAGAAAGAAATAGCGTTCTGGTAGATCAGCAACGAATTGATGTTTCGGAAGCTGCGTTAGAAGACAAAACTAGAATCGCAGAAGAGCGCATTCAAACACAGCGCGACATTGCATCTATGAACGCTATGAAAAATGCCAGAGGATAAGGTCGTAGAGTTTCCTCAAGTNAGCGATATAGACAGGCAGTTCTTGGAGTTGGAACGTCAAAAGCTGNTGATTGAACAGCAGCGTAAGANAATTGAAGAAAAGGAAAACCAATGAGTTCTTCAGTAAGATCAAAAATGGCAGAAGTTATTAAGGCTGCAAAACGTCAGCCTGAAACTGTAGTAGAGGTAAAAGATGAAGCCACGCCGCCCCCTGCAAGAGAACCCAAGCCCCAAGCCCAAGTTAAAAAGCAGGCCAAGAAAAAGACCAAGGCACCT